ACAATTACTCTTACATTGCCGCCTGTTCAAGATGGAGCCTACTTTAGATTTCAATTTATGACTGCAATGAATGCGGTTAATTCTAAAGTTAATATTATAACAGCAGATGGTGCTGGAACTATAAAAGGTACAGTATTAAATTTCATATATGAAACCGCGAGTGGGGATGCTGATGTCGCCACCAATAAAGACAATGCCTCTTTGCTTCTTTGTTATAGTGGAAGTATTAGTGGTCAGCCAGCCAATACAATTCATGTTGGAACATATTTGGAACTTCATTGCGATGGGACAAACTGGCAAGCTACTGGCAAGACCATTGCTTCTCATCTTTCTGCTTCTGTATTCTACACCGCAGTAGTATAGATAATAAAAAGCCCTAGATTTTTTCTTTTTTCATTCGCAAATACTACTTACAAAGGATAGGGCAGAATAAGCCCACACACATATTTTATTGATATTTTTAAGGAGAACACATTATGTCAAGAGTTGCAAGAAGCGCAAGAGTCGCATCCCGCCAAAGAGCAGAAATTATTACAGGTAGCAAAACAATTTCAGCAGCGGAGACTGGTGAACTTTTCTTTATTAATTATGATGCCGCCGACACCATTACAATTACCCTTCCCCCTGTTCAAGAGGGAGCATATTTTAGGTTTCAATTTATGGCTCAAATGGCCAATAATGCTGCTCAAATCGATATCACAGCCAATGGCACTGATGTAATTAAAGGCACCCTTGTGAATCTTGTTTATGCTGGTTCTTCGGCTAATACCTCAATTGGAACCAATAAAGACGATGGGTCTGATCAAATAGTTAGACTTATTGATGATATTCATGTAGGATCATATGTTGAACTTTATTGCGATGGTACAAGCTGGCAAGCTACTGGTGTGATTATTGCTGATGCTCGCACTGCTGCTGTCTTCACCTAATAGGAACTATTTCCGCTTATTAAGACTAAGCTCACTTCGGTGGGCTTTTTCTTTTTGAGACTAATTATTTTATATTTAAGGAGAATATTATGGGTAGAAGATCCAAAAGAAAAAAGTTAATTCTTAGAAAATTAAATGCTGGACAAGAAGTCCCAGATCAAGACCTTATTAGAAATGGTCTTGGTAGAGTCGTAGAAGAAAACTCCGTAAGAATTCAAAAATTAAAAGAAGCACAAGAAGCAGAAGCCAAAGCAGCTAAACTCAAAGCCGAAGCAGAAGCCGCCGAACTCAGAGCCAAAGAAGAAGCCAAAAAAGAAGCTGAACTAAAAGCAAAGAAAGAAGCCGAAGCAAAAGCAAAAAAAGCAACCCCAGCCAAAAAAGCTCCTCGTAAAAGAGCACCAAAGACAACTAGAAAGAAGAGTTAGAAGCTTTCCCATTCTGGAAACTATTTAATCTTGATTGGGGGATTTATGTATGGCAATACCAACTTTAACACCGGCTTCAACTAAGAGCGCTATAGTATTACCGGAGTCAGTATCTTTTACTGGTGTGGCTCCTGGGGATTCTGATGTAGCTGCTGCGTGCCCTATTGGTTATTATACTGCATCTGCTGGTTTTATATCAGGTGCAGTTGCACAGGTTGCCTATACTTATAAGAAATTAGGTGGAGATGTATTAGACATAGAAATGCCATCAGGCAGTGTTTATGCAAATTATGAAGAAGCAGTCTTTGAATATTCTTATTTAGTGAACCTACATCAATCTAAAAACACTCTAGGATCAATGCTAGGGGCACAAACAGCAAGTTTCGACCACCGAGGCGATGTCACTAGTGGCCCCGAAGATGTGGCCCTTAAATATCCTAAATTCTCCTTTGAAACGGCATTCCGTATATCTGATGCATATTCAACAGAAGCAGTTGTTGGAGGAAGAACAACAATTTACTCAGGCTCTATAACAACAGTTGATAAACAACAAATCTATGATTTGCAAAGTATTATTTCATCTTCAGCGATTTCAGATTCATCAGTTCCTTATTATAATAAAGTTGGAGGAAATAGAATCAAAATACATCAAGTTTATTATGTTACCCCACGTCAAATGTGGAGATTTTATGGTTACTATGGAGGCTTGAATGTTGTTGGAGATTTACAAAACTATGGCCAATATGCTGATGATTCTTCTTTTCAAGTAATACCTGCTTGGCAAAATAAGATTCAAGCTATTCAATTTGAGGACCACTTATACACCAGAACCTCTCACTATTCTTATGAAATTATTAATAACAAATTAATGTTATACCCAGCCCCAGACAATGTATCACCAAAAAGCTTTTGGTTTAGATTTTCTATTGATAATGAAAATGAACCTTGGGAAGATGATTTTGAATCTGGACAGAATGGAATTAATAATATGAACACACTTCCATTTGAAAATGTTCCTTACGAGAATATTAATTCAATTGGTAAACAATGGATCCGTAGATTTGCTCTTGCTTTATCCAAGGAGACATTAGGACATGTTAGAGGAAAATTTGGAGGGTCTATACCGATCCCCGGAGACAATATTAATTTAAATTCCGCTGATCTTTTATCTCAGGCAAAAGATGAACAACAAACACTAAGAGAAGAGTTGAAGACACAACTAGATGAAATGACTTATCAAAAGCTTCTTGCCAATGATTCTGAAATGACTGATAGTGCTCAAAATATTGTTGGGAAGACACCTTTGAAAATATTTGTAGGATAATTAAATGTCGGATAAATGGAAAAAATTAGCACAACCGCCTCCTCCGATGTTCCTTGGGGAAAAAGAAAGAGATTTAGTAAAGCAAGTAAATGATGAAATCATTGAAAGAGTCATCGGACAGCAAATTTTGTACTTTCCAATTGATATTGATCATACAAATTACCACCCACTTTATGGTGAGGCAATAGAAAAAACCTTTCTACCACCAGTTAGAGTTTTTGCCTTGGTTGAATATGGTGGAGAAGAGACCAACTTCATGTCAAATATTGCGGTTGATGTAATGGATAAGATAACTGTAAAGTTCCACAGAAGAAGATTGACCGAAGATCAAGATTTAGAAGTTCAAGTTGGCGACTTTGTTAGATATGGCGATATTTATTATGAGATCATGAAAAAATCTGAGCCCAAACATTTGTTCGGACAACCAGAGCATGAGTTTGAAACAATAGCAGAATGTATTAGAGCAAGAGATGGACTATTCAATGCCAGTTAAAGAAATTACATTTGATCCTTCTACAATAGAAACAATAGACACTGGTTTATATAATTGGGTCGATAGAACACTCGATTTGTCTACAATAACCAATGAAGGATATAAGAAAGTTCCAGTTATTTGGCTTGGAGCCGAAAGGTCGTTTCAAGTCAAAAAAGACCAACTTTTAAGAGATAGTGACAGCAGATTGAAACTCCCTATTATTTCAGTAAACCGAGAATCAATTGCAAAAGACCCAACTTTCAAGGGAAGTTTTCAAGCACACTACAATGAAAAGAATGATTATAAAGGCGGCACAGTTACAGTCACCAGAAGAATAAAGCAAGACAAAACAAGAAATTTTAATAATGCAGACATTGCTCGTTTACTTAAAGATAGCAGAGAAACAGGGCCCCAATTAAACAACAAAAGCAAGACTGTATACCAAGAAATAACAATACCAGTGCCATCCTATGTTACTGTAATGTATAATATAATTTTAAGAACCGAATATCAGCAACAAATGAATGACTTGGTTGCTCCTTTTATTGCAAAGACGGGAAATATTAATGGCTTCTTCTTCGAACAAGAGGGCCATAAGTATGAAGCATTTATACAGCCTGACTTCACTGAAACTAAAAATGTAAAAGACTTGGGCGAAGACGAGCGAATGTTTGAAACAAATGTGTCTATAAAAGTGCTTGGATATTTAATTGGAGAAGGCAAAAATCGTGAACGTCCAAAAGTGACAATCCGAGAGAATATCGTTAAAATACGGGTATCTAGAGAGCGAGTTATAGCTGGCGATCAGATTCCTTGGAAAGAAAAGGATAACGATTATCGAGAATAGGATTTTAGGCTAAAACAATACTATTTACTGTGAGTTAATTATTTAAAGGAGAGTATTTTAATGCCTAGAAAGTTTGATTTCGTTTCACCAGGAGTCCAGATCACAGAGATTGATCAAAGTAAAATGGAACCTGCCTTAGAAGATGATGGTTTATTGATTATCGGTAGAGCCCGTTCTGGCCCCGCAAACAAGCCAATTAAAGTTAATAGTTTAGACAATTTTATTGATGTTTTTGGAAAACCAATTAGTGGTAAAGGAACTATTAATGACGATGTTTGGCGTGATGGTAACAATCAAGGTCCAACATATGGAGCTTATGCTGCTCAAGCTTGGTTGGCATCTGAAACCTCTCCGGTTACTTTTGTCAGACTTCTTGGTCAAGATAATCCAACCAAGCTTGGCTCGTATGTCTATGCAGGTTGGGATAACGGTGGTGCACTTTTCAATTCAAAGCCAGTTTCTACTGGTACTGCTTATGGTTTGTATATTATTCCATCATCATCAGCGGTAGTAACAGGGACACTTGCTGCGATCATATACACAACTGGCTCCGCATTGAGTCTCAGCGGCTCCCCAGCATGTCAGCCCGGCGGGACCCCCCATCCCACTTCATCAGCGGTTGAATGGATTACATCTATAAGCACTGCTCCAAAACCAGGAACTTTTAAATTAGATATAACTGTCGGTGGTACAAGCTACGGCCCAACAGAATCACTAGTATTTCACTTTGATCCTTCTGAAAAGCAAGGTTATATTAGAAATGTATTAAATACAAATCCACAATTAGTGGATTCAACGAACTATGGTGCATCTGCAACAAAAAATTATTGGCTTGGTGAAACTTTTGAAGAAGCTGTCAGTCGCTTGATAACAAATCCAAGCAATGTCGCTGCTAATGCTGGTGATCAATTTGCTGCTTTATTACCGCTTCAAAAAGGTGCAACCGCAGCAAATAATCTTATGTACCATAGAGCAGAAGCTGTAGCACCAAAATCAGGCTGGGTTATTAATCGCGATCCTACACCACAGGACGATGTTGCAAATTACAACCCTGCCGCAATGGATAAATTGTTCCGTTTGGTTTCTCATAGTGAAGGCGAGTGGTTCCAGAACAACTATTATATTACTGTTGAAAACATAAAACTCGGCACAGTGCAAAGCCCAAATTCTACATTTACACTTTGTATTAGAAATCTTGGTGGAGATAAGGTAGAAGAATTTAGTAATCTTAATTTAGATCAATCTTCTGAAAACTTTATTGGTAAAAAGATAGGTACTCAATATCAAACTTGGGACACATCAACCGAACGTTATGAATTGTTTGGTGATTATCCAAATAATTCTAACTATGTTTATGTTGAATTGGGCGATTTAGACGCAATATCTGATGCTTACAAAGTTCCATTTGGATTCCATGGCCCAGTTGCTGGAAGGCCGTTTACTTATTCAACAGGTTCTGAGGGACCAAAAGCCCTTGGTACTGATGCCGCTGGTTCCTCCATTGTCGCCAACCTGTATGTTACAGGTGGTGTTGTTGATATTCCATTCAATACGAACCAACTCCTCGGCGTGGCCGGGTCAAGCTTCATAGCTGCCCCTTCTGGTTCTCACATAACAGCTAGTTTCTTTCCTCCAAGATTGAAACTTTCAGAAGAGAATACATCCAGAACCGGTGTCAACTATAAAGGCAACGATATGCATGGTTTGAGGCACAAGATGGCCAACACAAATACAAGACATGTTTTTGATGATAGAAGCTATATTGACCTTATACGTTATTCTGGTGGTGGTATCGATATGCACACAGAGGTTGCTAACCAAACTGAACATACTTTTATTTTCTCACTTGATGATATCAATGAAACATCACCTGGAAGTGATGCATTCTATTGGGCATCGGGCTCTCATATAAAAGCCGCAGCAGAAAGTTTATCTGTAACTGCTGGTTCGGGCTCTCAATCATTGTTAAGTAAAGGTGTAAGACAATTTGCTATGCCTATGTTTGGTGGATTTGATGGACTTGATATTACTAAAGTAGATCCATTTGCAAATGGTATTCTTAGTGGCAAAGCTGCAAACACTCACTATGCATATGCTTCTATCGAGAGATCAATCAAATCAGTTTCTGATAGTGAAGCTGTGCAATACGATGTAATTTCAATACCAGGTTTGTACAACGAAGCTTTGACAAATGAATTGATTGATACTGTTGAAGATCGCGGAGATGCCTTGGCACTTGTTGATTTAGATGATGGTTACCAAGAATCTTATGAAACTGGAACCGGAGCAGCCGCTGGGGGTAGTGTTGCCTCTGTCCTCACTACTGCAAGAACAAGAGATTTAAATACAAGCTATGCTGCAACACACTTTCCAAGAGTTCGTATGAGAGATACCCTGTCAGGAAACGGTGACATCTTTGTTGCTCCAGCATCAGTTGCGGCAGCGGGAGCCTTGGCTTACTCAGATGCAAATTCTGAAGGTCCATGGTTTGCACCAGCAGGGTTCAATCGCGGTGGAATCTCTATCCTCGGCGGTAATGATGGCCCACGTGTCATTGGAACTTGGAAGAATCTTCCAAAAGCAGATCGCGATGAGTTGTATGAATTAAACATCAACCCAATTGCAAGATTCCCAGCAGTTGGAGAAATTGTTGTCTTCGGGCAGAAAACACTTCAGCAAACACCATCGGCATTGGATAGAATCAATGTTAGAAGGTTGATGGTATACCTTAAGAAGAGAATTGGAAAAATAGCTGATACTATTCTTTTTGATCAAAATGTTCAAGCAACATGGTCTCGTTTTAAATCACAAGCAGACCTTCTCTTGGGCGATGTTCAATCAAGATTCGGTATTTCAGAATACAAACTCGTTTTAGACGAGACCACTACTACACCAGATTTGATTGATCAAAACATCATGTATGCTAAAATCTTTGTTAAGCCAGCAAGAGCGATAGAATTTATTGCTATTGACTTCATTATCACAAGATCAGGTGTTCAATTCTAGAGTAGAAACTAGTTAAAGTTATAACAAGGAGAAAACAAACTATGGCATTTTGGGCTAGCCACGAATCAGAGGCAAAAAGAAATTATAGATTTAAAGTTACATTGGTCGCTTTCGGAGCCAATTCTACGGTGTGGTGGGCTAAAACCGCTACCCTTCCTTCATTTGATGTTTCAGAAGTTGAACATAATCATATGGATAACAAATACTATTTCCCAGGCAGAGTTTCTTGGTCAACAGTTTCAATGACACTTGTAGATCCAATCTCTCCTGATGCGACAGGTTTGTTGACTGACATGTTAGTTAAAAGTGGTTACAACATTCCATCTACCGAGGCAAAAGCAGCTAACAAGAAAACCATTTCTAAAAGCAAAGCAGCAGGTCTAGGAGCAGTTAAGATTGAAATCTTAGATGCTGAAGGTGATGTTGTTGAAGCATGGGAATTGAAAAACCCATTCATTCAAGCTGCAACATTTGGATCTTTGGATTACAGTAGCGATGACTTGAAAGAAGTTGAATTGACACTTCGTTATGATTGGGCAACTTGTACAACAACAGGTACAGAACGTTTTAAAGCAGATTAAGAGGTTTAAATGGCTTTTTGGAGCAACGCATCTGGATCAGGAGCCGCAGTTCCCGCGAGAAAATATAGATTCACGGCGGGACCTCAAGGCACCAATTGGTGGTATGTAAACACTGTAACTCTGCCTTCATTTGAAATCAATACATCGGAATACCAGCTTTTAAATCAAAAATATAAAGTGCCGGGTGTTCCAACATGGAGTGATGTTACAATTAATATTGTTGATGTGAAGGAGTCGATTGACTCAATTATTAAGATATTGAATGTTCAAAGCACAATGTCTGAAAGCGGGGCTGGCCAGGAAGATGGGGTCGTTAAATACTTAGAAACTAGAGTAAGAGCCAACCTAAGAACCGCCGAAGCAACCTCTGCCGCAAAAAAAATTCAAGATTTCAACTCCAGCCAAGAAATGCAAAAGAATGAAGGTCGAGATTCATTGCTTGGGAGCACTTACATTGAAGAGTTGCGCAAGACAGATCCAAGTTTTAAAACTGCCGCAGAACAAAAAGCAGAATTTGCTGCCGCAGTTGAGGAAGCATCAAAATTAAAAATTAAAAATGCTGTGCCGACTGATGCAAATGATTTTCAAATAACCCAGTTGAATGATGATGGAAAAGCTTTTAGAACCTGGACTTTAGTTAATTCATTTATAAAATCAATTAATTATGGCGATCTTGATTATAGTAGCGATGATCTAGTTTCAATTGAAATTGTTGTGGGTTACGATTATGCAACATTTACAAGAATCTAATAATATTAAAAGAGGTGAAAATTGAGTAGAAATAATATGGAACGAACAGGTGCCGTTCCTCAAGCAGAAGCACCCGTATCGGAGGTTGTAGAGGCCAAAAGCCCATTGCACTTTGTTGCACCAACAGAATTTGTTGACTTGCCGTCTAAAGGGCTTGGATATGGTGAAGACCACCCAATGCACGGAAAAGATACAATTGAGATCCGGTATATGACGGCAAAGGATGAAGATATTTTAACTTCCAAGACTCTTCTAAAGAAAGGGATTGCTATAGAAAGGTTTTTAGATAACATAATTGTTGATAAGACATTCAAAGCTTCTTCGCTTTTAGTAGGGGATAGGAATGCAATTATTATTGCTGCACGTATTTCTGGTTATGGTTCCGATTATCATACAAAAGTATCTTGCCCAGCATGTGGGGAGAATTCTGATTATAGTTTTGATCTTAATAAAGTTAAGACACATGAATCATCTGTCGATGAAAAACTAGGACTTACACAGACCCCAGAAGGTTATTTCAGTGCCACAATGCCATTAACAAAGTTTACAGTTCAGTTTAAATTATTGACCGGAGATGATGAAATATTTTTGTCTCAACTGGCCACTAATAAAGCAAAGGGCAAGCTAGCAGATTCTGCTTTAACCGATCAATATAAAAGAATGATTGTATCGGTTCAAGGGCACACTGAAAGGGTTGTGATTGACAACTTTATTGACAATTTGCCAACTAGGGATTCTCGTTTTCTTAAAAATTGTTATAGAGTAGCTTGTCCTGATGTAAAGGTTATTAACGAGTATTCTTGTACCGCGTGCGGCTTTGAGCAAGAATTGGAGGTGCCCTTCGGGGCTGACTTTTTTTGGCCTGACCGATAATTACATTGAGGCTATTTATGAGCAGTTTTTTCTTTTAAAGCATCATGGCGGTTGGTCGTTTATGGAAATGTATAATCTACCAGTAGGTTTGAGATTATGGTTTCTTAATAGATTACAAAAACAATTTAAAGATGAAAAGAAAGAATTAGACAAAGCTAATAAACGAAGATAATAAATGCCTTTCGGGGCATTTTTTTATTAAAACTATTTATTTGTAAGTTGGGAGTATTTTGCATGTTAGTTATTGATTTATCCGATAGAATAATTTTAAAAGAAACTTGGATGGAGACATTTGGTTCTTGGTCTAAGAGTCTTTTAAAGATGATGTATGGGGATGATGTTAAAGTTGTTGCCAACCTCAATGAAGAAGATGCCGAAGGGCCAAAATTCATTATCCGTGGAAAACAAAAAGATGTAAAATCATACGCTCAAGCTATTGTTGCTGAAAAAAACTATCTTGATGCTTATTCGCAATTTGGCAAGGAACACTTTCAAACTGTAAAAGCTCGCGAAGAACTAAATACAGCAGTACAAAACTTTGAAAACACAACAGGATTAAAGTGGCCTTTCAAAGATGAGGGTTAATAGATGGCGAGCGATAAAACAATTGAAGAAATTGAAAATCTAACAAAGGCCAAACAAAAAGGCACTATTACTGATAAAGAATACGCTGAAGCTATTCAGAAATCTATGTCGGCAATGAAAGGCTTATCTGAGGCCACAAAAGAAGTCAATGCTCAGACTATTCAACTTGCTGCTAGTGAAGCAAGAGTAAACGAAATTATGGGAGATTCTTTATCTGCTTATAATTCTAATCTTGAAGTGTTAAGGCAATTTAAAGAAATCACTGGTGATGCTTATGAGGCTACTGATAAATTAGACGAAGCTACAAGAAAAAAGATTGAATCTGCCGGGTTAGATGCCGATGCGATGATTGCACAAGCCTATAAAGATAAGATAGATAATCTTGGACCAGCATATAAAGAAGCACTTCAAAAGTCAAAGCCCTTTTTTGAAGACGCAGCTACAAAATTAGGTCTTTTATCAAAATCGGGAAACAAATTTGCTAAGAACATAGCGGAAATGGGCAAGCTTGCATCATCATCAGGCGGCTTAAAGGGTTTAGCTAAGGGTTTTACAGAGACATTTAATCCTTTAAATATAGGGATTTCAATACTATCTAAAGTTGTAGAGCAGACAATCAAAATGATGTTTGCAGTTGATAAAGCCGGTGCCGCTTTCACAAAGACAACAGGGTTCAGTCGAGATTTTGACGTTGCTATAGCTTCAACTAATGATAGATTAAGGCAGTTCGGTGTTTCAGCAGACGATGCTCAGAAGGCCGCTGTATCTTTAAGAATGAGTTTATCACAATTCCCAGCTTTGACCGCAAAAACACAACAAGGGCTAATTGATACAGTATCGAGTCTTAATGAAATTGGTGTTTCTACTGACGATTCATCACAAACAATATTATCATTGACAAAAAGCTTTGATATCGGCGCCACCGCCGCTGGCGATATGACCCGTGAACTTGCCATGTCTGGTAATGCTCTCGGAAAAACAGCATCACAGATTACAAAAGATTATAATAAAACCCTTTCCGTCCTTGCAGTTTATGGCAAGAAATCAGTTAAAATATTCAAAGATATTGCCGCTCAAGCATCAGCCGCTGGTGTTGAAGTTGATACTATGATGGGTATAGCAAACAAATTTGACACATTTGCGGATTCTGCTAAAACAGCGGCTAAAATGAATGCCATTTTGGGAACAAGTTTTTCTGGAAACAATCTAATGATGATGGATCATGATAAAAGAATTCAACATGTTATAAAGGGTATACAAAAAACTGGTGTCGCATTTAAAAATCTTGATAAATTCACACAACAAGCGATTGCAAACCAATTAGATATTAAAAATTTGGATGAAGCTCGTAGAATATTGGGTATGAATGTTGGAGAGTACAAAAGAATGCAAAAAGAGCAAGCCAAAGAAGCGAAGAATCAAAAGGCACTGCAAGATAGAATGAAAGCTGGTTTGGATGTGATGGAAAAAATCAAACTTATATTTGCTGATTTTGCGGTCAATTTACAAAAAAATGGCATGATTGAGTCAATAAAGGGAATTGTTGACGGTCTTGGAAAATTTTTAATATGGCTTAAAGATGTAAACCCATGGATGATTGCTGGCACAGGACTTCTACTTTCTTTGGGTGGAGCATTGTGGAATATGCTTCAAATGGCGGGATCAATAAGAATATTCGGAGCAGTATCAGGAAAAACAATCCAAGGTCTTGGTAGATCTGTAGCATCAGCAATTACACAGATAGGTGCCGCTGGGACAGCATCTAGTGTTGGTATAACAAGCCTCAGCGTTTCTATGGGCGGTGTTGCTTTAGTTATTGGCACCGCTGCTGCCTCTATTGCTTTAATAACATTCTCTCTGGCTTATTTGTTTAAGACTATGATTCAAGGTATAGTATTATTAAAACAAGTAGGTGCTGGCTTTTCGGATGTCTCTTTAGGTATCTATGCTATGGTCGGCTCAATTGGGGCAATGGCCGCTGCTTTGAAGGTTCTCGCCATAGCTGCCAAGTCGCTGGAAGCAAGTAGGTATGGAATGGTCCTAGGAGGTATTTTAGCTGCAACCATGGGTGCTACACTTGGTGTTGGAATGCTTATGTCAACTTCAAAAGATAAAGCAAAGCCCGAAATGGATATGGATGAGTTAACCAAAAGTGCTGAAAAGATAGGAGATTTAGCAACAAAATTACAAGACTTAAGAGACAACAAGGAAGCATTGCAAGAGACATTCGCTGCAATTGGTAAGGGTCTTGAAGAGAGTAAAAATTCTTTAAATGCAGAAATACAATCGACAATAGCAAACATCGCTCTTGTTACAACTGGCCAAGCTGCCGGTGAATTAACAAAGGGAGCCGCTGGTGCTGCCATGAGCAGAAATCTTGGAAAATTTATTGACACTGTTGGAGGTTATTTCTCAAGCCAAAAAGAAAAGGAAAACGGCCAGGTTTTAAAAATACAGCTTGATGGAAAAGCAACAACTGATTTATTCGAAGGTCGTATCGCATCAGCCCATGTCAAGCCCTAAAAAGCTTTAATTAAGAGAAACAAAATATGCCAGTATCATCAAATTATGAAAAATTAGTAAAAGACATAGTAGAAAATAAAAATGCAAAATTAGTAATAAAAAGCATGATTACAGGGGATTATGTTGTGTTCCCAGCTTTTTTAACTTCTTTTAATCAATCTTTTACTTCTACATGGAACGAAGAAGATGTATATGGAAGGATGGATCCAATAGCAACATTTCAAAATACAAGACGTTCGATTTCTTTAGCTTTTGATGTGCCGTCTTCAAACTTGTTAACCGCAAAAGATAATCTAAAAGAGTGCGATACTTTAACTAAATTTTTATATCCCGGTTACCAAAGACAATTGGATAGGAGCGAGTCTGCTTTTTATGACATGAATAATCAAGTAGACCCTAGATCCCTTGGACAGTCATTGGGTTATCTGATCAATGCACCTCCATTGGTTAGTGTTAAGTTTGCAAATTTAATCACTGCTGGAGGAAGTAACCCTGGTGCCGCAGCATCTGGTGGGCAATTAGGGTATTTGCAAGGACTAGAGTGGACCCCAGTGTTAGAAATGGGTATGTTTTCGGATGGCAAAAATAATTTATACCCGAAAGTTATTTCTTTATCTTTTACTCTCAATGTACTACATCAGGACGATAAAGGTTGGGAGAACAATAAATGGATCAAAGGTAGTAATGGTTTTTTCGGCGGCACTTAGAAGTCAATAATTAATGGAATAAAATATGTCAAGATTTAATAATAGAAGAATAGCAAAAAATTCAACAGAACAATATAAGGAACTCCGTGACAAAAGAGGAGTAAAAAATATAAAACAATATAAAACTTTGGCGAAAGCAATTTACGAACAGGAAGTGTATGATTCCATTGAGACAATCGATCATGCATGGAAATATGGTGATATGTATTGGAAATTGTCATCTTTTTATTATGGTGATCCACAATATTGGTGGGTTATTGCTGGATTTAACAAAAGACCCACTGAGCAACATAACAAAATAGGAGACAGAATTAAAATTCCAATAAGGTTAGCCGAAGCATTACAGGTGGTGGAATAGTGTCTTTAGGAAATCCAGAAAATTCTACATTTTTGAAGCAATTAATCAAATTTATGACTGAAAAGGCCGCCAAGGGTGTGCGTCCTATTGAGGCTTTTAATATAAGTGCTACTCGGTTTAGCAAGGCAACATATGAAACCTTCGCAGAAGGCACAGCTAGAATTGAAGGTGAAAAATGGTGGGATGGTAAAAACCCAACAGCACATCAAAACACAGCGGGGATTTCTTCATTTAAGAAACCATGGAGGTATGGCAACGAAGATGACAATGATTTTCAATATCGCCATGGCGACACGATCACTGCTGAAAATTTTAATGCTACTTTGGGTGGTGCCCAAATTTCTGGTTTTCTTCTTAACGAAGAGCTTGTTGGTAACCCTTATGACGATCCATGGTTTACTACTTATGTTTTAGAATATTATAGCAATATAAAAATTGATGTTAACGGGCAATATGATTCGTATGATTATGACATCCCAGAAGAGCTTCAAATTGATAAGACACAGACCTATGCGAGCGACTGGAATCTTAATTATGTTAATTTTGTACCAAAAGCTCGCGGATATACAGCAGCCAACGAAACCCCATTGTATGGTCAAGGTCGGTTTGTTGGTATTTTTGAGACCGAAGATAATATATCCACATACGATGAATTTTTTAAAGATCGTATAGCTCCAATTTTCTTTGGTGCCTACAGCATTGCTGGTGGAGCAACAATTGGCCCCGGTAAACAAGATAACTTTAATGTTCCAAATCTGTGTAAATTATTTATGGAACATTTGGGCGAATCTCCGTCTTTTGAAGATGACACTGAAAGAAGATTATTTTTGCTGATGGGCGGCCAGTATTACGGCGAAAATGATCTTGAATTTATGAACCTTATGGGTTCTACAACCAGAGATACTACTTCAAAATATAATGTTTATGATCGTCATCCACCAGAAGTTCTTGCATATTGGCAAAAACATTATGAGAAAGCCGTCGCAAAAGAGGGTCCGAAAAATGTGGACTCTTATAAAGTTTTGGAAGAACTAATTGGGTCTCCAATAACAAAGAAGACTTTTGCTCATTTCATTACTCATGGTGCCCCAACATCAAAACCATGGGCTAATAAGGTTTTTCCAATTACCACTTATGATACGAAAGGAATCGTATCTCAATATTCTCCTTTTGTAACAACCCTCAGAGTCGGCCCAAGTTTACAAACTCATGCTCTCACTTTGGTTTTTAGAAAATACAAATTTGGCCAAGATAACTATAGGCTTTCAACAATCGGTGAAACCTACGGGAAAGACCTTTCCAGAGCGGAAAGAAAAGCTAAAATAAGTGATAAAAACCGCTTGTTTTATGAAATTTGGGATTTGAGAAATAAATCTTGGGCTGTAACACCTCGTTCGCCAACCTCTGATGACCCAAGTTTCGGCACCGACCAAATGGCCGGAAATGGGTCTTACTTAAACAATTGGCCAGTCGCCCCAGATGTCATAGATTCTATTGGTGAATACAATGAGCGAGCTTTGGGAACATGGTTTATGGAACCTACCGCTCTCACAACGGATTATCGAAAAGCTTTTGCACAAACCGATGTGCCGGTACTTCCAGAAGAATCAGTTATGTATGAATGGATGAGGTCATCAAAGCCAGGTTACAAAAGAGGGCGAAATGCTGGCCCTCAAAACAGAGGAGAAAGTGTTTGGAATGGCGAGCTTGACAAAGTTATTACAGATGTTTTAGACACTTCTGGTTATGATACCGAAAAAAATAGGGAACCATACGGCCCCTACATTGATCCTTGGATCGAGATAGATGAAGAACACACTATTTTAGATTTTAACCCAGCTAACAATATGTCAAATTTGATGGATGGGATGCGTCAAGCAGTCCTTAACGATCTTCCGGGCCCAGGAGGGACCACATTCTCAAACTATTTCCCCTCCAAAGACGATCATATCCTTGGTAAACAAATATTTGAACCTTTGAGTTATGCTATGCAATGCCTTACCAAAGAATGGGAAGCATTTGAGGAAAGGGTCAAGTGGTATGAAACACAAATCAAAAATAACTATTCAAACAAAGACGCTGCATCTCAAGTAACTTTGTATATGGATGAAATGCCCGATGCACAAGATAGTGTTCTTAGAGAATATTATATATTACAGATATGGTTAGATTCTGTAAACTCAGCCGCAGTAAAAGTTAATGAATGGCTTCGTCACCAACAAACGGTGACCCAATGTGTCCAGCGTTTTGCTATTGTTCTTTATGGCAAGAGAGCCAAAATGAGCAATGATGAGATTAAAGCAGCACTTGAAACAGAAGGCATTGCACCCGGTAAAGTCGGTCTTAATGCCAATACACCATTCGAGTTTGATTTACCATCGCCTGTTCCTGATGCTGATGATGATGATTTAGATCCCGAAGAAATAAAAGAATTATTACAACAAAGAGCAAAAAATATTGATCAATGTCTGTTGTTGACAAATCTTGAAGCATTTAGGGATGCTTTTCATGAAGATATAATTGATATGATGGCCGTGCAAGAAAACCAGTTGGGACCCGATCCAAGACCCACAAAAACCGGTCAAGAGTTTTTTACAATACATAGAAAGAAAACTGAATCTGGTTATGTTGTGACTCCTTTTGGTGATCGCTTTCATATGCTTGGTGAATCTGGAGGAAGATATCACCAAATTTCTAATATACTAATCGCCCCCGATGTTGTTGCAGCCCGACCCTTTATGGATTTAACCCCAGAGCTTCAAGCGGCTTTGGTTCCAAAAATAAGATTATTTAGAGTAACTGATAACAATGGCAAAGAAGTTGAAAAAGAATTTATATTTGAAAATTTTGTTTCCACTGATGAAATAAAAAGCCTTCGAGATGCTTCTACTATATCAAGAGGCCGTGGCGGCGGTATTAAAAGTTTTAATTGGTCATACGAAGGAACAACCCCAGCCACCGCCAAAAAAGATATCAATGCCGAATTGGTTCTCTTTTTTCAGTCGTTTGATGAATTAACAAGAACCAGAGGCCAGCCGGGTAAAGAATATAAATATATTGACCTACTTTTATATCCCACCAATACAAATTCTATCCATCCCAACGAATACCAACCAGCAAACTTTAGAATTAGAGCAGATGTTGGGTGGCAAATTCGCGATGACAGGCAATTTAAAAATTTATTGTGGAGTAGAGAAGTTAAGGAAGCCAACAGACGGAATGCTCATAAAGAAGCAGAGTTTAATAAAAAAGGCAAGAAGCTTTCAGCGAAAGTAATGGCGCAACACTTAAAAAATTCTAAAAATAATCTACTGCCTAAAATGAAAAAAGCCTTAGAAACGGTAAACAAAACTTTTTTGTTGAATAAAATAGATCATGAAATAGACTTTAGAAATGATGGAACTGTTGAACTTAGAATAACTTATGCTGCATATGCAGAATCAGTAAGTAAAACTGCGAAAGTTAATGCTCTTTCGACTCCTCAAATAGAATTTTTTAGAGCTTCAATGCAAGATGAATTAAAAAAATTACTTGATAGTTCCGATTGTAGAGTAGAAGAAATTGATGCTCTCAGGATAGCACAAGCAAGAAGAGAAGAAAAACTTATAAAAGCCGCGCAGGGCTCTATTGTAAAGCGATTAAAAGAAAGAGGCTTGTATAGATCTGTTGCTTTTAATAGAGACCAAGTAAATGAATATTTAAAATCATATTCCACTTCAGCCCCAAAACCAATCGGCGACAAATATTATCATCTTATTACTCCCGTTGATACAGATTTTAAAACACAAAAAGAAGTTGGCTTTTATTTCTTAGGAGACATTCTTCACACCGTAATGGATTGTCTTTATATGCCGATGTATGCTCCGCCCCCAGATTTTGATGCTCAAGAAGAGAGCACTTTAGAATATCATAAACGTATACCAGGCATGGAACGATATGTTCCTCTATTGTCATCGTTCATATATACAGATTATAATAGTAAAAAACCAATCTTCTCAGCAAATATAGCCGATATTCCAATTTCAGCACAATATTTTAATGAATGGATGGTCGATAATGTTATAAAATCGGGAAGAACGATTTATCCTTTGATGGATTTTATTAAGGATCTTTTAGAAGCTGCTGTGGACTTAATGACCGAAGTTTGTATTAATAGACAAATAGATGTTTCCTTAATGTTTCAAACTACTCAAATTAGAGGAATTGGTTACCCAACTGGTTGGTCTACACACTCGTATCTTACATCCGAATTAGATGCCAATGAGGAGATAAAAACTGAAGACAAAAATGCAACCAAATGGGAAGACAGATTCGGTGTTATAAAAGATCGCATTTTGGAAATGCTGGAAGAAGGCGATACTGATTACGACCCAACCATTATAAATGTAGACAATTGGCACGCACCAGGTAGCGGATTCGACGATTGGCACGCTTGTCTTCCAATCCCACAAGGCGACGAGATTGAAGGTGTCAGAGTACCATTGGAAGGGTATTATGATTATAATTTAATATATCCAGTATCTCCTACACTTACTTCTACTCATCAAGGTAGAGGTATGAAATATATAGATGAAGAAAATGGCACATATCATTTTCACATAGGATTAAATCGCGGCCTTATGAAAAATATAAAATTTTCTAAAAGTGAAATGGCTTATTTGCGAGAAGCAAGGTATTATAACCAAGGGACCTATGGTTTGTTGCAACTTGGTGCTGTTCATAATGTGGATATTGAGCTTTTTGGTAATACAATTTTTTATCCCGGTATGGAAATATTTATTGACCCTCGAAACTTTGGGGGTAGCCATTGGGACCCAACTGTTGGTGGCCGAAACAGATCAGTGGCCAACCAGTTGGGCATTGGAGGTTATCACACCATAACTAAGGTTGAATCTACAATATCTCCTCAAGGGTACAATACTAAATTGACTGCATTATTTCAATATTCTGGCGATGGAGAATCTAGAATGATGGCCATTGATGGAAAAACTATTACAACAAGACAAGAAGAAGAAGAAATCACAGCAAAGACCCCCGCAAGAGATCTTAAATGTGTCGATGCAGTTGATAATGCCCTGCGACAAACCATTCAAGTTAATGCTAAGAAGAAAGCAGGTAAAAAGTTGTGGAAAAAACGGACTGTCGATTACAGCAAATAAAGGATTACGGAAAAAAACAACATGGCATATTTTAAAGGAAAAAACACAACACAATCCTCGATTAACAACTTCTTTTACAGAGGGTTGTATAGAAATGAGGCATTCCCTTCAATTTTCTATCAACCGGGAATAAGAGACTTTAGCTATGCAGAATATGTTTTATATGGCCGTGTTGATACTATACTAAATACTGTTTACCCTGATGAATCAAAAATGAAGCCTATTATTTCTGAGGAAAACACTGAAACCACACATCGAGCATTTGGATTTGTTGTCGATGCCTTCCAATCAGTAAAAAATGCCATGGAATCAGCTAAGGTAAATTCAATTATTCCAAGTGATGATCCTATATTTTCTAGATTTAATATTAAAAAATCATATCAATCACCAATTAATTTATATAATGAATATATTGATAACTTAATGAATAGATTTGTATTTGATCATTTGGTGGGAAAAGATCTTAAAAAAGAAGTAATAAAATTTGAACATTTTGTTAACCACTTCATTAGTTTTCTAAAAAGCACCCTAAACCACATTCCTTTTACATTTACCTCTTTTCAACGCTCTACAACATCAAATATATTCACTTCTGGTGTTGCATTGGACATTGGGGGCTTAGAATTTGGAGTCGATGCTGATATTGAAGAAATGGTTTTGAATAGCCCTTGTTTTCCATATTACACTAAAGTTTGTTTGGCTAATGGTTTTTTGATATCCCAATTGTCACCAACTTTGATGGTAGCAGATATTTTATCACCTGCTCTCTTACCATTCGCAGAACAAAACAATGTTTTCAATACTATTGATCTTTTTGCTACTCAATACAATTATGCTTATCGTGTTGATTATGACTTTCTTCAGAACAAATTAATTGATGGTTATAACTTATTGGCTGCGACTTTTCCGTTTGAAAAAATATCAAATTATAAATGTTCTAGAAAAATATCTTCAACTATAAAAGATAGAACCCCCGTGACCCCATTTGATGTACAGCACAACATACCTATGTCATATTGGCTCTTGACATATGCTAAAATTAGAAATATAGAAGAACAATACAATTTAGATAAAGATATTATGAAAATGCTTTTAAACAAATTAAAAACAACAAAATACCTTGACAAGACGAAAGCTATGTGGTATATTAATACTACATTTCAAAGAACTTACAAAACCAAATATGGTGGAATAAATTACATTATTCACAAAGATCAACAGAAGCAAAAAAATGAACCCTCTATTGAAGCAGTTAAAATTATGCCACCCAGTGAATCTGGCGGTGGCTCAAGCGGAGGATCAAGCGGGGGGTATTAATGACATTTCAAATATTAGATGACAGGAGAGAGTGCTATGGAATCTATTATAACGGAAGCTTTATTTACGACAATTTCCCAAGCAACCTTGATCGGACTTGGGAGTGGTCTTCTCATCTTCTTGGTCGGAACATCAATTATGGCTCTATCTTTTGCGGTGGTCGAGAAATTGGTAAAGTCGGCCCCGTCCACCTTCAAGACAGGTATGAAGTCTATTCTCGCAAGATTCGGAGCTTCTTGAGAGCAACAGCAAATGCCAAGATAAAGTTTGATGATGTTTGTTTATTTGAGATTGTTCCTCAACAACATCTTCGACATTATTGTGAGATCAAGAACGATATAACCAATTGGGTATTTGAGAATTATGAGAAGCCACAGAACCACCAGCACATGGTAGATGTAATGGAGTTGTGTGATGATATTTCACAAAAAATCCCCGTAATCGACCTAAATCGGCTCTATAGATATAGCAAGCATGATAGGAAGGCCAAGTATCTTTTCGAACAAGTTAAGGGTGAAAATACCCCGATTCTGTACGATGTATGGGGGTCTGTGACCGGAAGATTGACTACGAAACCGGGCTCTTTTCCAATCCTAAATCTCAAGAAAGAAATCGCTGATTGTGTAGTTCCAACCAACGATGTTTTTGTCCAACTTGACTTTAACGGAGCAGAGATCAGAACACTAATTTCTCTCGCTGGAAAAGAACAACCAGAAGAAGATATTCACGAATGGAATATGAAGAACATTTATCATAATATAACCGAGAGATCAAAAGCAAAACAGCGATTCTTTGCTTGGTTGTACAATCCGAATTCAAATGATCAAGAGACCGAAAGACATTATACGAGAGAACAGATACTAAATAAACATTATAATAATAATATAGTATCAACTCCTTTCGGGAGAAAGATAGAAGCCGATGACTTTCATGCTTTAAATTATCTTCTGCAATCTTCTTCATCAGACAATTGCTTACAATCAGCAGTTAAGGTTAATAAGTTATTAAAGAATAAGAAATCATTTGTCCAGTCAGTTGTGCATGATTGTGTTACAATTGATATGGATTTATCAGAAAGACATATACTTCCGACTTTGGTTGAAATCTTTAGCGACACCTCTTTGGGTAGGTTTAAGACATCAGTACAAATCGGACACAATTTAAAAGACTTGGAGGAAGTCCCATGGTAGTAATAGGTATAGGAACAGCGGGCTGTAAAGTCGCTAATTGTTTTAGTAAAGGTCATAAGAAAATTCTTATCGGCCCTGGTATGTTTCCGAAAACATGTAAAACTGTTGAGGATTATGAAAACAAATGCCCCTCATTAAAGAAAGAACTTACATTCTCTCAAAAAGAATGCTGGGTTTTTGTTTGCGGTGCTTCAAAAACCTCTGGTGCAACTCTGAGAATCTTGGAGAAGATAAAAAATAAAAAACTAAATGTTGTTTATTTAATCCCAGATTCTCTATTATCTACACCAATACAAATTAAGCAAGATAAAGTAGCATTTAATGTATTGCAAGAGTTTGCTCGATCTGGGCTTTTGAATTCTCTTTATCTTGTTTCTAATACAGCCTTGGTGAGCATTGCCGGTGAAGGTCCAATTAGCGATGTTTATAGAAACGCGAATAACACAATCGCTAATATTGTCGAAACATACGAATATTTTAAACAATCAGAGCCAGTCCTTGGAACAATAGCAGAGACAAAAGAAGTTTCTCGGATAAGAACATTTTCTGTTGGTCTTCTCGATGAAGATGAAGAAAAGTTGTTATTTCCCCTTGACAACATAACTGAAGCTGGTTACATGTATAGTATCAATGAAGATGATTTACATCAGGAGAGTGGTTTGTTAATGTCGATTAAAGATAGGGTAGCCCAAGACAAAGAAAAAAGTCTTTTTTCATCTTTTGCTATCTTCTCTTCTCCGCATGAAAGATCATATTTCTATTCAATTAAGTCTACACACTTTATTCAAGAAAAAATATAAAAAAATTATTTGACAAAAGATAATTTTATGTTATATTCAAAGAGTCGATAAAGACAAAACAAAACAACAACAAAATAGGAGAAAAAATGAAAAATTACACTGCATATACCGGAACTTTTGTAACTAAGCGTGGTAATACCCGTGAAATGACTTTCATTCGTGAGAGTGATGTTCCGAGTTCTGTATTTAGTGGAGGTCAGAAACGCAAGCTTTCCGAGGGTATGGAAACAGTTTATGATGTACAAGCTAAAGGTTGGCGAACATTTAATAAAAATACACAAATCGGCCAACTTTCACAAAAAACAGTTCAATTTTCATTTGACAGTTAAGCATAAACATGCTATAATATAAACAGCGGGGGGCTTTTGCCCCCCGACTTTAGCCCAAAACGGCAAAAAACTTTTTAATTCATAGGAGAAAATAAAATGGCTTTAAATTTAGACGCAATGAGAGCAAAACTCGAAGCTTCCAAGAATGGTGGCAAAAAACAAGAAAATAGCACCAAGTGGCGACCACAAGAAGGTGATCAAACAATCCGCATTATGCCGACTGAAGATGGCGATCCGTTCAAGGAATATCATTTTCATTATAATGTAGGTAGAAATCCCGGCATTTACTGTCCAAAGAAAAATGATGGTGAAAATTGTCCGATTTGTGATTTCGCATCCCAATTGTGGCGAGATGGTGTTCAAAACAATAATGACACTGCAAAACGAGAAGCAAAGAAATTGTTTGTTCGCAAGCGTTATTACTCCCCAGTTTTGGTACGAGGCCAAGAATCTTCTGGAGTAAAAGTTTGGTCTTATGGTAAGACCGCATATGAAACCCTTTTGGGTTATGTATTGGATCCTGATTATGGAGATATAACACATCCAGAAACAGGAACTGATATCGTACTAACCTACACGGTCCCAAATACACCGGGATCGTTTCCAAAGACACAATTGAAACCAAGAAGGCGACCATCCGTTTTATGTGATGATGCTGTGGCTAATTGTGATGATTTGATTAGTTCTGTCCCAGAGATTGATACTCTCTTCCAACGGCATACTACCGCCGAGGTACAAGCCCTCTTGGATGATTATCTTTCCTCCGATGCAAATAGTGAGTCGCGATCTTCGGAGACAGCTAAATATAACACTGAAAGCAAGGTAGATGCTGCTTTTCAAAAGTTTATGAACGGTTAGATACGGGCCGCTACAGGGGGCCAGCGGGTTAAAAATTGCGCCCCCTCTATTCACCAATTTGTATAAGACCCACAGGGAGGCATGGGGTTATGGATGTCTCAACTTACTTTAAAAAGAGAGATTTTAATGAAAATAAAGAAAGGCCAGACAATAGGAGTCCATTATGTTGGAACCCTTGATGATGGAACAGAATTTGATAATTCAAAAATTAGAGGAAACCCGTTAATCTTCAAAGTTGGCGAACGTCAAGTTATTTCGGGTTTTGAAAATGCGGTCATTGGCATGAAAGTTGGCGAAACCAAAAAAGTATCGCTCACAGCCGATGAAGCATATGGCTCTGCCAATGCTGCCCTCGTTAGAGAAATACCAAAAACTACCTTCCCAGAAGGTTTTAATTTTGTACCAGGTGCTCTTGTAGAGATGAGAGGCCCTGACGGACAACCATTGCCCGCAACAATTAAATCATTTGGCGAAGACAGTGTAACACTTGACTTTAATCATCCTTTAAGTGGTAAAAACCTTAATTTTGAAATTGAAGTTGTTGAAACTGATACGACAACTGAATAAGAATCGAAAGGAGGAGAAAACATGAAATATTTCATGATTGCTGCACTACTAATTGGATGTATCGACAAAGACACAGGCGAAGAAGTAGTAGTAGAAGAGAACGATTCAGCAGTAGAAGCTGAATAAAATAAAAAAACACCACAGGGAGGCATGGGTTTACGGATGTCTCATTTAAACAAAAGTCTTTATAGGATAGTTTCTGTAAAGCATTATATCAACAAACGTATCCGTAAAAATGGGTACAAGGACAAAAAAAACATGACTAAGATAAATATAAAACAACAAGTTAATAACTTTAATGTACATCCAATCGGATATAATTATGTGAATTCGATTCGTTCAACAGGTTATAGCTTTTGCACAGCGATGGGCGAATTGATTGATAATGCCATCGACGCTGGTGCATCAACAATTCATCTAACATTAGAAAAAGATGAAAAGGACAAGCTCACAAGAGTTATCATTCAAGATAACGGATGTGGCATGGATCATAAAGAATTATTAAATTCTTTTACACTCGGTGCTCAACGACCCTATAAGACAATTGATATTGGCAAATATGGTAAAGGAGGTACAGAAGGTCCTCTAGGTATCGCTAGAAAAAAATACACCTATACTAAAAGAAATGGTGTGATCTTGGGACAAGCCTATGACCTTCAAATAGTTAAGCAACAAGATAAATGGGGCTCTTTTCCTATTGCGGTCCCACAAGACATTGAAGAAATGTTTGGCCCTGCCGATGGAACAATCATCATTCTTGACGATATTGATCGTGCGAGATATGGTTATAAGACAACAAAAAATAGGATAGAATCCTACATTTCTCAAACTTATAACAATTATCTGGTCAATGAGTTGATAACGGTCAATAATGTAAAAATGGACACATGGGATCCTTTGTTTTGGAAACACCCAAAGACCATTCAACTGGAAGATGTAACACTTGATTACAAAGGTTGTAAAATATCAGTGAAAGCTGCATATCTGGTTGATGTACCAAATAAAGTGCCAAAAAATTCAACACTTTATAGATCACAGGGTGGCTATATTTACCGCAATGGTCGCATAATGACTGAAAATCCACTAACAGATTCAAATGGCCTTAGTGGGTTTTATGTTGCACACTCTGACTACAATAACCTGAGATGGTCAGTGGAATACAGCCCAGATGCTGATATATATATGGGAACTAGCTCTCGCAAAGATGCTATCCAAATGGAACAGGCCCTCAATCATCAAGTTAGTGCTGTGATTGGAAGAGCGAGGTCTTGGACATCAAACATGGTAAGAAATAATAAAAAAAGGAAAAACCAAAACAGTGTTGCCACTACTATTAACAATGTGACAAATGCTTTAAATGCTTTTCCAAGGGTCGCACCAAAGAAAACAATAAGTAATACTGCTGCTGCACCCAAACAGGCATCTTCTGGGGGCAATGTAACACCGTTCCCGCCAACTCCTGTCAAAGCCACAAAACCAGTGAAAGATAATTTTAAAATGGTTTCGCACAACTGGAGTGAAAAAGGTGACATTGGAAAAATAATACCCGGCACAGTTAAAGACTCCTTTGATTGGGAGCTTCAAATCAATGCTGACCATCCCACTGTTATTGATATCGCTAACGAGACTCCTGATACACAAGAATCATTCTTTGAAGTGATCGCTGCTGTTTTGATCGCCGTAGCAAAGATACACGATCCGCAGTGTCCAAGTATTGATGATCTGAGGGAAGACATGATTGAAGATATGAGTAAAACATTACGTCGCTTTTCAAACGCGAAATAATAATAAACACCACAGGGAGGCATGGGTTTACAGATGCCTCATTCTATTTAATGGAGTAATAATTGGGAAAGGTAATACAAATGAAAACTAAACCGGGTAAAGTTGATATTGGCGACTTTAAAAAAGCCCTTAACAAAAAACTAGGGATTGAAGTTGCTTATGATTTAAATCATGAAAATCCCGCATCGATCAAAGATTGGATCCCAACCGGATCAACTATTCTTGATTGGCTAATATATCCCGGCAAAAGAGCGGGGATTCCTGTTGGTAGAATAACCGAACTAGCAGGTCTTTCAGCAGCGGGTAAATCATTTATGGCCGCTGTTATTGCAGCAAATGCCAATAAAAAAGGAATGAAGGTTATTTACTTTGATTCTGAAGCGGCAGTTGATGCGGAGTTCTTGGAGAAAGCTGGATGTGATAAAAATCAGATCCTTTATGTTCAAGCGACCTCCGTAGAAATGGTTCTAACTTCCATTGAGTATCTAATGGAACAATGGCCAGATGAACAATTATTATTTATTTGGGATTCTATTGCCGCAACACCAGCAGAGAAAGATGTAGAGGGTGATTTTAATCCTCAATCGAGTATGGCTCAAAAGCCAAGAATCTTTTCAAAAGCATTTGCTAAATTGCAAGTTCCTTTGGAGAGAACACAATCAACCCTTTTGCTTATTAATCAGTTGAAAACTAATATTACAACTAATGTAGCAGAAGCAATGACTACACCTTATTTTGCCCCCGGTGGCAAAGCTATTGAGTTCCACTGTGCTCTTCGTATTTGGCTCACACGCCGTAAAGCAAAAGCAGGTAAAGTGCTTGATGAGAACGGAACACAAGTTGGTTCCGAGGTTAAAGCCAAGATTCAAAAGGTCCGTTCAGCCGGGTACGGTAGAGAGTGTACTTTTGATGTTCTCTGGGGCGGTAAAGATGTTAGAATCGCTGATGAAGAATCATGGCTTCATGCTCTGGCTAAAGTTAATAGCGATCGTTATAAAGCTTCTGGTGCTTGGAAAACTATCATCGACAGCAAAGGCAAAGAATATAAGTTCCAATCAAAAGATTGGCTTGAGAAACTAAAAGATGAAAAGTTTAAAGCTGCCGTAATGGAAGTTTTAGAAGAAGAATTCGTAAACAAATATAAAAAAAATTCATAAACCATCTCCTTTGGTTAGAAAAACTAAAAACCCCGATTAATTTCGGGGTTTTTTTATTTGACAAATCACAATATCATGATATAATATAAAAGCAACGGAGGTATTCATGAAAGAAATACAATATGTAGACATTGTTGCCGATCTCTCTTGGGGAGATACAGGCAAAGGAAAAATAACATCTTATCTTGCGAAAGACAAATCATATGATTATGTTTGCCGCTGGGCTGGCGGTAACAACGCTGGCCACACAGTCTTCCTAAAAGGAAAGAAATTTAAAACACATCTTATTCCATCTGGTGTCTTTCATGGAATTAAATCAGTCATCGGGCCTCAATGTGTAGTACATCCAGAGTCCTTACAAGAAGAGTTGAACTATCTTAAAGAGAAAGGATTCGATACTTCTTTGGTTAAGGTTTCTCCGAGAGCACATATTGTAACAGATAAACATATAACAACAGATAAAAAGAAATTAGCCAAGAAGCTTGGGACAACCTCCAAAGGAATCGCCCCATGTTATTCAGACAAGATGGCTAGAACTGGACAGTTAGCGAAAGATGTTCTCCCAGAAGAATTAATCTGGGATGAACAATTAAGTGGAAAAGTTCTTTGCGAGGGGGCCCAAGGTTATTATTTAGATATAGACCATGGTAATTATCCTTATGTCACCTCATCCATTACACTACCCTATGGTGCTTGTTCCCTTGGGTTCCCTCCACAGAAAATTCGCCGTATATGGGGCATAGCCAAGCTATATGACACTCGTTCTGGTGTGGACCCACTATTCCCCGATAAGCTACTAAAAGACAAAGAATTGACCAAATTGGGCGATCTAGGGGGTGAAGTTGGAGTAACAACCGGACGAAAAAGAAAGTGTAATTGGCTTAATGTTGATATGATGATTGATGCTGCGAGAAAAACAGGAACAACACACTTGGTCATTAATAAATGTGATGTGATTAGAGAATTGGGCATCTTTAAATGTTATAGTGGAGGAGAGTTAAAAGAATTTTCTTCTTACCACAAATTAACAGAGTTCATTACTGATAAGGTTGGGCAATCAAACTCGCTAGCCAAGCACATCTATCTCTCAAACTCACCGGAGAGATTATGAGCGAAAAGAAAAGACTATTAATTATTGATGCTCTTAACCTGTTTATACGAAGTTATGTCATTATCCCCACTATGGATCCTTCCGGTATTCCAATCGGAGGGACCATAGGTTTTCTCAAGTCCTTACAGAAAGTTATGCGACAAGCACGTCCCCATGAGGTTATTATTTGTTGGGATGGCATTGGTGGCTCCCAGAGAAAAAAACAACAGAATGAGAATTACAAAGAAGGTAGAAAACCTCTTCGTTTTAATCGTCGCATGATTGAGCTAGATCCAAAGAGCCAAGAGCAAAATAAAATCCACCAACAGATTCGTTTGTTTGAGTACTTAAACGAGTTGCCCGTAATGCAACTAACCTATGATGGTGTTGAGGCAGATGATGTCATCGCAATTGTTTCTCGCCACAAGCACTATAAGGATTGGCAGAAGATCATCGTCTCAAGCGATAAAGATTTCTTTCAACTATGTGATGAAAACACAGCAGTATATCGGCCAGTCCAAGCAGAACTTGAGACACAGGGAACAATTACATATAGGTTTGGCATTCACCCCAATAACTTTGCATTAGCCAGAGCAATTGCAGGGGATGCCTCGGACAACCTCAAGGGAGTGGGTCGTGTTGGGTTAAAAACCATCGCCAAAAATTTTGCATTCCTTTCCGAGTCGAAACAGTACGAATTGGAAGAATTGGTCGAATATTGCGAGAGTGTAGAAAAAAAGAAAGTTGCACATAACAAGATCATCGAGAACCAAAAGCTCGTAGAGAATAACTACTCAATCATGCAGCTATATAACCCCTCGATTTCGGTACTCAATAGAAAGAAAATTGACTACACCATAGCCAGTTTTGAGGCAGAGAGTAATAAGATGAATTTCACAAAAATGCTCTTTGAGGATGGCCAAGGATCTATAAATTTCACGGACTTATGGAATTTAATAAAAAATTTTCAAAGATAAAAAAGTCATTTGACACGGTTACAAAAAGATGTTACATAGTTAAAAAGCATTGGAGGAAAAATGGAACACACCAACGAAACATTTCAGAGATTTGGAAAATCATTTCAAGAGGACTTGTGCCATTTAATGCTACAAGACCGACCCTTTTGTGATCAAATCACAGAAGTATTGAGTCTTGAGTTTTTGCAATATGAGTATTTGCGAGTATTCGCTAAGACAATTTTAGATTACCGCCGTGATTATAAGATGCATCCATCTTACAAGATTATGGCTACACATATTTCCGCAGGGCTTAGTGAGTACTCCGATGCTCTCCAGAAACAAATAAGACAGTTTTACGCCAAAGTGCTTTCGGATTCGGAAATAGATGGGGCCCAATATATTAAAGATAATGCACTTGACTTTTGCCGCAAACAGGTCCTAAAAGGGGCCATGATGAAATCGGTAAAACTCATCAAAACTTCATCTTTCGACGAGATACAGAAAGTTATCCAAGATGCTCTAAAACTCGGAACCGACAACAATTTCGGTCATGATTACCTCAAGGACTTTGAAGAAAGATTCCAAATAAAAAATCGCGATCCGGTATCAACCGGATGGGATAGAATAGATGATATTTGCAAAGGTGGTCTTGGAAAACGGGAGCTTGGAGTCGCGATTGCCCCTACCGGGGCTGGAAAGTCCATGGTGCTTGCTGCACTTGGGTCTGCCGCGCTAAAACAAGGTAAAACTGTTGTTCATTATACACTAGAATTAGCCGACACTGTTGTCGGGTCAAGATACGATTCATCAATAACGAGTGTTCCGCTGGGCGACCTGATGTCGAATAAACAAAAAATTCTCGATATTGTGAAAGATATTGAGGGAACTCTAATTATTAAGGAATATCCAACGAAATCCGCTTCGACGGAAACAATCAAAAATCATATTGAAAGATTAAAGAAGAGAGGCATTGAGCCCGACATGATTATTGTCGATTATGCCGACCTTTTAAGACCAGTTAAGGAGACCCGTGAGAAACGCCACGATCTTGAAAACATTTACGAAGAATTGCGAGCCATCGCACAAATTTATGACTGCCCTCTTTGGACGGCATCACAAACAAATAGGTCGGGTCTAAATGCGGAAGTTATCACCATGGAGGCAATATCAGAAGCCTTCAATAAATGCTTTGTCTCTGATTTTATATTTTCGCTGTCGAGAACCATCGAAGATAAGAATGCGAACACTGGAAGAGTCTTTGTCGCCAAGAATAGAAATGGTCCAGACGGTCTTGTGTTTCCGATCTTCGCTGATTGGTCGAGAGTTACGATGAAAGTGCTGGAGCGACAAGATGAGACAATGAACGATGCTGTGCAAGAGTCCACAAAATCAACTGTAGAATTTTTAAAGAACAAATATAAAAACATGAAAAAATAGAGGTATATTATGATGAAAATCGGAAACATTAATGTTCGGAGATTTGGTTTATCAGACCAATTTATCGACCAATACAAAAACAAAGAAGTGCCATGGGGGCCTGTTGGTTACATCACCTACAAACGAACCTATGCTCGTCGTTTAAACGAGATAGATCCAAACATTAAAGGCACTGAAGAATGGTATCAAACATGCCGACGTGTTATCGAAGGAATGTTCGACATTCAAAAGAGACATGTATTTGCTCTTGGTTTGGAATGGAATGATGCCAAGGCACAAAGAACAGCAAAAGAAGCTTATGATCGTTTATTTAATTTAAAGTGGACACCGCCCGGTAGAGGGCTTTGGATGATGGGAACTAAATTTATTTACGAACGAACTGGTGCTGGCCTTTTCAATTGTGCTTTTCGCTCAACAAAGGATCTATCCTCAAAAGGAGGATATCTTTTCGCTTGGATGATGGATGCCTTGATGGTTGGAATCGGTGTTGGTTTTGACACACTTGGAGCGAAGACATTAACTGTTAAAGAACCGCAATGGACACAAGATACTTTAATAATTGATGATAGTCGCGAAGGTTGGGTTGATTCGGTTCATATCCTTCTTGATGGTTACCTTCAAGGCAAGAAGGTTCCTAATTTTGATTATTCAAAAATTCGTGCCGAAGGAGAACCAATTAGAGGATTCGGAGGCACATCAAGTGGTCCCAAACCTTTGATTGAGCTTCATAATAATTTAAAAGAATTATATAATGAAAAAATTGGCGAATTGATTACATCAATTGATATTGTTGACACTGAAAACCTTATTGGCCGATGTGTAGTCGCTGGTAATGTTCGTCGTTCTGCTGCCCTTGCATTGGGCCAACATGATGATAAAGAATATTTAACAATGAAGAACGATCAAGAGAAGTTATACCATCATCGTTGGGGTTCTAACAATTCTTTTGAAGCAAAGATCGGTATGGATTATACTTGGCACGCCGAACAATCACAAAAGAACGGCGAACCGGGCTATATCTGGCTCCATAATGCTCGCCACTATGGCCGCATGAAAGATGGTAAAAGATATGACGATATGAAAGTCATGGGCTTTAATCCTTGTGTTGAGCAACAATTAGAGGATGGAGAGCTTTGCTGTCTGGTCGAGACCTTTCCAGCTAAACATGATTCTTATGAAGATTATCTCAAAACACTTGAGATTGCCTATTTGTATGGAAAGACAGTCACCCTTGTGAACACACATTGGAGAGAGACCAATGCTATTATGTTAAAAAATCGTCGTATCGGTTTATCTCAATCTGGTGTTATCCAAGCTTTCAACAAACATACACGAAGAACGATGTTGCAATGGTGTGATGATGCTTACGAGCATGTAACCGAGATGGATAAAGAATATGCAGATTGGCTCTGTATTCCACGTTCCGTTAGGATGACTTCTATTAAACCAAGTGGGACAGTATCACTTCTTAATGGTTCAACACCGGGCATTCACTTTCCAGAGAATGAATTCTATATTAGAAGGATTCGCTTTGGAAAGGATTCCGATTTGTTACCGACTTTAAAAGAGGCTGGCTATAAAATTGAAGATGATAAGTATTCGCCGAATACTGTTTGTGTTGAGTTTCCAGTAAAAGAGCCTTACTTTGTTAAAGGTAAAAAAGATGTTTCTATGTGGGAGCAGTTAGAAATTGCTTCTCAATATCAACACTATTGGGCTGATAATAGTGTAAGCATTACTGTTACTTTTAATGCCAACGAAGCCCCACAAATTAAAGATGCTTTGGAGCTTTATGAGTCTCGTTTGAAAGCTGTGTCCTTCTTGAGATACCAAGAGACAGGATACGAACAAGCTCCTTACGAGCCAATCACAGAAGAACAATATAATGAAATGGTAAAGGGCATCACCCCTATACAAAGAATCGAAACGGAAGAAGAGGGAGTCGGTTCTAAATACTGTACGAATGATTCGTGCGAAATTAACTTTGGAGAAGAATAATGAACGATAAAATGTTAGAAATAATCAGTATATTAAACGGCACAGCCGATGATATTGATAAGATTGAAAATAAAAAGTATGGCTATAAGTCATCTGCTGTTAGAGCAAGAAAAGCTTGTCAAGAAGCCATTAACTTACTCAAACAAATGAGAAAAGACATTCAAGATTCTAAAAACGAAGTGGAGGGATAATGAACTTTGAACCAACTAACCGTCACATTTTAGTTAAACCCATCGAGGAGAAGAAAGAAGAAACAAATTCTATGATTATGCTCCCCGATGATTATAAAAAACAAGAATCACCTTATCTTGCTTGTTCTGTCCTCGCAGTGGCGAGTGACAGCAAGCTTGTTGGGTCTCTATCAGATAATGATACCATAATTGTTGAAAGAAGAATGTTAGAAAAAATAGAGATGAAAGGTAAAGAAATCTATTTAGTCCTAGACAATTATGTAATGGGGAGATTTACAAAATGAAATTAGATGCTAAGATGCTCAAAGAATTAATCAAAGAGGCGGCTGGTCCGTCTATGCTTTTAGAGGAACCAGTTATTACTGAGTCTTCTTTTAATCGCATTAAAGATAAGATAGACAACTCGGATGTTTCTTTTGTTGTTATGTCTGCTGATAGACATGAGAAATCAAGAAACGAAAACGATGATAGAGGTAAAGAACTAAAAGCTGCTTGGAAAGCTGCTGGCTTTCCTTTTACTGAAATTGATGGCTCTTGGGTTGAGAAAGACGAAGATGGAAATGAAGTTCGCGTCATTGAGAAGTCGATTGTCGTTACCGATGAAGAACGAGGCGATGTTGAGAGAGGCGAATCCGATCTTTTTGAGAAGGCGAAAGAATTGAGTTCAAAATATGAACAAGATGCATTCATTTTTGGCGAGATGGGGTCTCGATCTGGTAAAAGGTATATTGATGCTTTTGCCCCTGATGGTAGTCGTGTTGAATACGGTGGCCCTTGGACAAGTCTTGAGCCAATTGAGAAAGATGCTAATTTTTGGTCGAGAGTTCGTGGTTCTACATTTGTCTTCAAAGAGGCTTATGGTAAGCCAGAAGATCATGAATACCCAGAGAAAGTAAATCCTCCAAAAGATGATGAGACCGAAGATGTTAAGTTTAAAAACGAAGAGATTGAAATTGATGCTCCAAATTCCGTTATCGAAGCAATGATTAAGGCCGAGATGCACAAAGGTAAGAAAATTAAATTTGTGCGGAGGAAGAAGTGAGCGAATATGAAAAATCTGTTCTCTTATATGATGACGGGATTGGTCGTGTGGACTACATTTCTCATATGGGCAGTGACCTTTCCGTCGTCAATTCTGCTAGGGTTTCTTTTGGTGTTGAAAAGCATCAGTTGGATAACCGGGATAGAAAACTCATTAACTATCTTATTAAACACCGACACACTTCTACTTTGGAGCATTGTGTTGTTACCTTTAAATTTACTGTCCCTTTATTTGTTCGTTCGCAACACCATAGGCACAGAACTTGGTCCTATAACGAAATCTCTCGTAGATATACCGACAAGGATTTGCAATTTTATTTGCCGAAAGAATTTAGAACCCAACACAAATCAAACCGACAAGCCTCCAACCCAGACGAAGTAGCCGATCCTGTTATAGTTCATGATTGGTCTGATTATGGTGAAGGCATTCGTGCTTCTGAAATCTTAAAAGCACAAACAAATAGAGCTTTGGATGTTTATCGAGACCTTATGTCAAATGGGGTTTGTCGAGAACAAGCAAGGATGATTTTACCCCAGAACCTATATACCGAGTATTATGGAACAACTAATCTTAATAACTTACTTAAATTCATTGACCTACGAACGCATATGGGAGCACAATGGGAAATCCAAAAAGCAGCGGAAGCCTGTCTTCAAATCGCTACTGACTTGTTTCCGGTCACTGTGGAGTCGTATAAGGAAGTAAGGGGTGGAAGCTAAATTTAAATTAGGCGATCTTGTGATTTTAAATGAATTTGGTCAATTAGTTTTAGAAAACAAGTTGGCCAATATTGGTTTAATAATCTCAGGTCCCAGAAATTTGACTTATCCATTATTTTATAGTGCCGATGAAGATCCGTTTTGCTATTGGGCCTATGATATAATGATTGCCGATCAACTACTTACTGATGTACCGCAAGAATTCTTACTTAGAATGGTAGATGCAAATTAATCCGCTGGTTTTCGATGAAACAAGAATTTTTTTATAATAAGATAATCATAGGGGGATCTCTAGAGGCATTACTTTATTCGTTTGTCTCAGAGACCCCCATTATTATAAAAGAACCGTTAATTCCCTTTGAATTAGAGAAGGTTTCCAATCTCGATGATTTTAAGTTTTTGGGATATGAGGGAGCAAGAGATGTTTATAAATCTGAATTATGGGATCGCCTAACATTCTTGCTTTCTATGGGTGGCCTTGTGTTGGTGCCCAACATTGTTAAAAACATCAGAAGCGAAAGAAAAGCATTTAGCATCACAACCGTCGATAATTCAAGAATTAAGATAAGATATAATGAAAGGATCGATTTCGATAAAATTTCTAATTCTTCTTTAAACGTATACGACTGGTTTCATGTTCATTCGGGAACCGTCCATCCTCATATACTTATCGAAGACAAGAAATCTAGATTTGTAAATAAATTGTTCTTTCATTCGCCAAAGCGAGTGGGCCTTAATCGCACCCGCAAAGATGTTGTTGCTTTCTCAAAGATCAAAAGTGCAGATATAGAAAACTACGACAGCAGCGAGAGCTATGCTCGCCTTAAAGTGTTAAAGATGATGAAGGACAACGGCATCCGAGGAACAGCGAACGGATACAATAAAAAAGGAATACAACTCCATTATGCTGTTAAGATAGAACATTCACATCGAGATGTTATTAAAAATTATACTCCACTTTACTTAACAACCACAATTTTAGAACAAAGAAGAAGAGAAGGTAAATTATGGAATTCCACGAAAAAACTTTTCCGTCACAAGCAAATTTCCACCTTACGGGGATTATACCAATTGCCGGACAAAGCTTAGATTTTGGTATGCCCTATCCCGACAGCATGATGCCTGTTGCTCCCAACTATACTATGTTAGAAGCCGCTGTTGTTGAGTGTGCTTTTGCTGGTTGTGATACAATTTGGATCGTGTGCAATGATGATATAGCCCCTATTGTGAGATATAGGATCGGAGATTACATACAGGATCCTCTCTACTTTTATAATACTCTCGGACCAAAACCATCGTCACTAAAGCGAAGAATTCCGATCTTCTGGGTTCCGGTTCACCCAAAAGACAGAGACAGAAGAGATTGCCTCTCTTGGAGTGTAATTTATGGTGCCCTTTCTGCATTTAAAACTTCGGCCAGATTATCAACTTGGATGATACCAGACAAATACTATGTCTCTTTTCCTTATGGCATCTTTGATCCAAGGTTTCTCGACAAGAAGAGAAAATTTATCAAGACACAAAAAAACTTTTATGTTTCATATCAAGGTAAGACAGTCCAAGACAATTACTATACTTCTTTCACGTTTGGTAAAGATGAGTTCATCCAATATAGGAGGAATGTAAGAAAAGGGACAGGCAAATATAAAAGTGTTCCCAATTCCACAAAAGCCATCCCAGTTGAACCGTTACCAATAGAAGAAAGATGGAGTGCTCGTTATTTTGATTTAAAGGATGTATTCACGGACTTGGATTTAGATAATGCCACAATACACGAACCAGATGATTTTTCAAACATAAGCTCTTGGGCTGAATATCGAGACTTTATGAAAACAGATTTGGCTCATAGCATCGTTAGGCCCACAAAGAATCTATTTAAGTATAGCGAGTTCAATAGGATCGCTGTTGATGTTGAGGACTAAGTGTGTCTGTTAGTACATTCAAGCTCTATAAGAAACTATCTAATGAGTTAAGGTTTAAATATTCTGAACTGGACTATGTTGACCAAGCTTGTGTTGAAGGCAATATAGAGTTTGAAAAACATTATAGGGAATTTTGTGCTAAACACAATATTTCAATCACTGAACTTGAAGCAAAACAACCAGAAAAAGTAAAACAGTTCACTGATAAACCTGTTGTCACAGAGCAACAAAAAAATGAAGATGTTAAAGCAGAGTTATCACCAGAACAAGCCCGTAAAAAAAAGATATTTCAAAGAATCTTTCGCGGCATCGCCAAAAAGATCCACCCAGACAAATTTTCTAATGTGGAGCAAACTCCCGATGTCATAAAAAAACAAGAAATGTTCAAACAAGCATCTGAGGCATTTGATAATGAAAAGTGGGGTCAGCTACTTGAGATAGCTGAAGAGTTGGATATTCACCCGCAAAAGTATGAAAAAGTAAATGAATTGTTGAGAGAAGAGATATCAGATGTAAACAAAAAAATTGCAGCAATGGAAAAAACATTTGGCTGGCATATGTCTCAAGCAGAGACAGAGGAACAGAAAGATAAAGTTATAATTTCTTTTCTTAAAAATTTGTTTAATTATACATTTAATCCTTGACAATTAATAATTATAAGTTATAATATTAACAAAGGTGAAACATGAGAAATGAATTTGTAATCTTCACCGGGCCTATGTTCGGTGGAAAAACTACGAGATTGTGTAGTGCAATAGAAAGATATCGATTAAAACAAAAGAAGGTGTTCACTTTCAAGCCGTTAAAAGATACACGCTATGACCCAGAAGGTCAATCAATTGTAACTCACAGGGGTTATGAAATGAATTCAACTCCAATCGTCGCCGCCGAAGAGATTTATATGCATCTTGAAAAAAGAAATGCAAACTCAGGTGTTGTTGCTTTAGACGAAGCTTTTATGATTGATGGTGCTGCTGAAGTTTTAATTGACTTATATAAAACTGGATACACCATTTTGGTTTCCTCGTTGCAACTTTCTTCAACTCTGGAGCCGTTTCCAGAAATGACGAAGATGTTGCCATGGGCCACTAGGGTTGAAGTTTGTCCAGCAGTTTGTACAGTTTGTGGCGCAGATGCTTTTTACACCTATAAGAAAGGCGGCACCGATAAAGATGTGGAGATAGGTGGAAAAGAAATGTACGAGCCTAGGTGCAGTATGCACCACTCTTGTGACATGAAAGCTTTGGGGTCCTAATGGATTATAGATTAATAGTTGGTTTTTTACTATTCACAGCAGCACAAATTGTCGCTTGGTATCAACTTAATAGCCAGTTCGTTTGGGATTACTGGAAAGATAAAGCTATTTTATCTGCTTTGGTTTTTTCAATACCAACAGCATTATTTTTTTGGTATGGTACAAAAAATATATATGCGGCATCTGAGGCTCTTTGGACGTGTCGTTTTTTAGGGTTTGCAAGTGGTATGTTTGTTTTTGCTGCTTTAACTTGGATTCATTTAGGTGAAAGTATATTCACTTTAAAGACCACTCTTTGTCTGATTCTCGCCTCTTTAATTATGGCCATACAGGTCTTCATGAAGTAGGTGACATTATTGTCCCATTTGTTCGATTAAAAACATTACGATGGTTCCTTTTCCTATTTATCATAAAGGCAAAAAATGACTTTATCAATAGTATTTGGAACCATCGGGTTCCTTCTGGCCGCTTACTCTGTTATAGGTAACGATAGTGCCCAAACACTTGGAACTTTTATAAGCTCCAACAGTAAAAAAGTTAAATGGTATTGGATGTGGCTATTTGCATCCGTTATATTAGCCGGTACTTTAATGTATGGCTGGTCCCAAGGCGATATCGCATTTGGAAGATTAAATAAAATACCACTTCCAGAGCAGTTTCAATGGTATCATGCTCTTGCTCCCGCTCTTTTGTTGGGCTTGACCCGTTACGGAATACCAGTCTCCACAACATTATTGACTTTAAGTGCGTTTTCAAGCGGCCTTGTGTTAGAAAAGATAATTATGAAATCTGCCATGGGTTATGCTATAGCTGCTGTGGCTTCATATCTTATCTGGACCGTTATGTCTCGATACTTAAATGAGAAAGAACCAGTAAAAGAAAATAATAAAAAGTTCTGGTCTATCGCACAGTGGTTTTCTACGGGATTCTTATGGCATATGTGGTTGTCTCATGATATAGCAAATGTCTTTGTTTATTTGCCGAGAGAAGGTGTGGGGCTTCCCATGATGCTTTCGATCATAGCTATTTTAGTTCTCGGTCTTGGTCACCTATTCAAGACGAACGGAGGTAAGATACAAGAGATAGTCCTTTCAAAAAGTGGAACTCGCTTTATTCGATCAGCATGTTTGATTGATTTGTTTTATGCTATGGTTCTCTGGTATTTCAAAATTTATAATGATATACCGATGAGCACAACTTGGGTATTTATTGGGCTGCTTGCTGGTCGAGAGCTAGCTGTATATAGAATGTTCAACAAAGACAAGGAAGTCAAAGTTATTTTCCCCATGTTAGTTGGCGATTTCCTTAAAATTATGCTAGGACTGGCCTTAAGTGTAGCGGTTGTATCCGGTGTTATTTATTTCGATTCTTTTTGACTTGACAAGACTTCTAATATAAGATATACTTATTATAAGCGGAGTCAAAGTGGAAGAAGATTACACCAGATTGATCATCTCAGATATACATATGGGTTCTTTACATTCAAAGGAATCCAAGTTACAGAGATTATTAAATTCAGTAGATTTTGATGAAATCATACTCGCTGGTGATATTATTGATTTCATTCGAGTCCCAACATTCACAAAACATACAGCCGAGCTATTTCAGACAATATCAGATTTGAACCGAGATAATAAAAGAATTGTTTACATTGTTGGGAATCACGACATAGCTTTTAGTAAGTTTGTAGGTGAGACTGTTGCTGGTATTGAGTTCATGGAAGAATATGAATTTGACTACGCAGGTCGCCACTATCGAGTGGAGCATGGCGATAAATACGAAAAAGGTATAGTCCATTGGAAATTTACCATGAACATCGTATCTATCTTTCATGATCTCTTGGAGAGAGTATTCAAGTGGAATCTTGCCGCTTGGTATGTGAGACAACAACAAAAGAAAAGAAAGCTCAGAAGAGTGTGGGATATAATGAAACTCAACAAAGGGGCCGATGTATTTATCATGGGCCACACCCACATACCAGAAGTTGTTATTTGGGTTGATGAGATGGAGAAGATTAAAACCTATGCCAACATAGGTGATTGGGTTGAACACTCTACTTATATTCTAATTAAAGACGGACAACTTCGTCTAAAAACATTTGAACCGGATGCAAAATGAAGAAACTTGATTTACATGGAAAACGACATGATTCTGTTGAGACAGAAGTAGTAAATTTTATTTTAATGAATGAGCTTCCGGTTGAAGTTATTACTGGAAATTCTCAAAAAATGAGAAGTATTGTTGCGAAAGCAGCAAAGAAACATGGTCTTGCTGTTTATCCAAAGGGTTAAGCAACCATGGTTCGTTTATAGTTGTAGAAAAAACTGATTATTGTTTTGTGTGTGGATGTGATCCATGCGATTGTCACTGGGGGAATTACTAATGCCTAAAAAGAAAATGGATAAACAATCAGATCTCGGTCTGTTAGACCGACATAAAGATAAAGTTGAACCACCAAAGAAATTTAAAGTGGTGCTTTATAATGATGACTACACCTCAATGGATTTTGTCGTTGCGATCTTGGAAAAGATATTTCATAGAAGCAAAGCAGATGCAACCGCCATTATGATGAACGTGCACAACTCAGGCCGAGGCGTCGCTGGTGTTTATAGCAGAGAAATAGCTGAGACAAAAGTTGGCCAAGTAAGGACCACCGCCGCCGCTTATAAAGTGCCTTTGCTTGCCGAAGCAGAACCGGAGTAATATATATTATGTATGTGGTCATTGGAAGAAGATGCTGAATTTAAGATTGGCGATTTGGTGAGAATCAAAGAGCCGGTTGATTTTTTAATTTATGAGTTGATTGTAAAACCCGGCGATGTAGGGCTTGTAGTTGACATCGATGTTGACCAAGAGATACTTTCAGTGTGGGGTATAGATTATATTGTTCTGATTCATGGAAGGACTCTTGTGTTTTTTGCTGAAGAGTTAGAATTGGTCACACAAGAAGAGAAGGAGAATACTGTAATATAATACTAGGTATTTTAGAGGGCATTTCGTGTTTGGAGAGAGAAATTTTAATGTGGGGGATCTTGTCGTTTGTAAATCACCAGTAGAATTGACATTTGATGATTATATTGTTCAGCCGGGAGAGATTGGTCTTGTTATAAAACTGATGCAATATCAAGATTGGCTGACTGGCGAATATGATTATCTTGTTTTAATTCAAGGTAGGGAAGTTTTCTTCTTTGACCATGAATTAGAGCCCTATGAATCACCGAGAGACACATCATGAATATAACTTTCTCCTTTCAAGGTGCTACATTGATTTGTATTAATAATTTTGCTTTTTTTGAAAAAGGGAGGGAATATTATTGCACTCACGATACAGGAGAATATTTTTATGTTTGGTGTCCTCATGAGAAGTTTGGTGTAAGCCAAATTAAATTATCAAATGAATCCAAGCAACACTTCCGAAGAGCCTAAATTTAATATTGGCGACTTAGTAACTTACATTTACTCGGACTCTTCTGATATACATCCAAGAGTTGGCCTTGTTGTTGGCCTCTTCAAGCTTGAATTCGAACTACCAGAAGAAACAACATTTACAGAGTATCTTTATGAGTATGACATAATGTGGGTTGGCCACAATTATGCTTCAGTTATGTTTGAAATGTTCTTAGAGAAATATGAACATGAAAAATAAACTTTTCTATTTACAACGTGGGCAAAACGGGTTATAATAGTTTAGAGGTTGGAGATTTAGTTCTCTATGCTCCTTACTTTGAAGGTGAGGGTGCATGGGTCATGAGCGGGGATCTTGGAATTGCCTTAGAAATAAAGACAGTAAATGATGTACAGATAGTCAGAGTCAGGTGGATTAATCCAGAAATGGATGAAAACGATATGGCCGCAGATGTTTTAGTAAAAGTGGAGAACAAAGATGAAAATAAATAAAAATGATCTCAAGAGAATGATCAAAGAAGAACTCATCGCAGTATTAGGCGAAGGTGGCAATATATTTAAAGGAGAGACAGCTAGAATTCCATTAGAATACATAGAGCCAACACTTGATAAGTATCGTGACGAACTAACTAAACTATTTCCAAAACAAGCACAGCAGTTTGCCGAATTCAATCCTGTGGGCAGTGTAGGAAAGAAAGCATATTCTGGCGATATTGATGTGGCCTTTGATGTCAAATCATTCTTTCCCGATGGTCTTGTTGATGCTAATGATTTTGCCGCTTGGAATGTGGATCCCGAAGAATGGGAAACGAAGTACAATCAAATTAAAAAGAGAGCGAGAACAGCCACAGAGGAGATGTCCAAATGGAAAGCATTTCTATCGTTGATCGCGAAATATATTAATGAAAATTCAGACATTATAAAAGTCGCTGAGAAGAAAACAAAGTTCTCAAACATTTTTACTTTGTTTCCTCAATACAATCCCGAAGGTGATCAAATGGACATTGGTGTCCAAATTGATTGGATGGTCGGCAACCTTAAATGGTTGAAGTTTGCTTATTATTCCGATACACCTGTTGAGAACCTAAAAGGATTACACAGGACTCAGTTGTTATTATCCATGTTTAATACCAAAGGGTATTCATTTGTTCATGGTATGGGCGTAAGGGATAAAGAATCAGGCGAATATGTTGTTCGTGATGTTGAGGATGCTCTTGAGTTGCTCGGCAATCTTTATGGTTCTCCAATTGATGAAGAACAGACAAAGAAATACTACTCACTATACGACTACTTGGCGAAGAATTCAAGCCCAGAGGTTTATCAAAAAACCATAGACACTTATATAAAGATTCTGGATAGTACAAGGGCAGATATCCCCTTGAACTTACAAGGTTACTGGACGAAGAACAAGGATCGTCTTGGGCTTACCGGAAGGTATTTACCGGACTCCTCCAAACTAAGGGTTGTTTGATAATCCGCATAAAAAGCTAATAATGGATCAATTCGTACTTTGTGATTTATAAAATAATAAGAACGGTGTTCACTAAAACTACTTAAATACAGTTACATGAAGCGAATCTACCACTGACCACCAGAGCCGTCTGGTGGTTTTTTATTAAAAAGTAATACTTTTGTGTTGACAATGTTATACAACATGTTATAATATACTTGTCCTGATCAAAATAGGAGGGTATCATGGCACTTTACACTGTAATACGAACCAGTCATGTTGATGACTACAAACGACCAGCAACTGATACATATGCTGTTGCCACCACCGCTGATTATAATGAAGCAGTAACTGTTGCGGCAAATGCTTGGCTAGAAGAATTTCAAAGCGATTTTGTTTATGATAATGATTGTGACTCACCCTTTATCGATGATGTAAAGGCGATGCTTTCAGACGAACCATCTGCTGAGACGATTGTCGAATTCTTTGAAAGCAATCATCATCAAATTTGGGAACCAGAATTTATTTACGAGCCATGGTTCAGCATCAGTATTCAACAAACCGAGACAGAAACAACTGGCTTGAATACTGAAGTAATTGCTGACTTGATGTCGGTAAACAACTAAATTAAAAAGCACGGAGATATAATGATTAATTTAATTTTAATAGCCGCATGTTCAACAGAAGTTGGGCTGCTTGGGTATACGGACAAAAAACAAGACACATCCACAGTAGTGGTGACCGACACAACAGAAGAAATAGAGCCGAGCGGGGAACCGTCATCCGATCCATCTTCAGATCCGTCAAGCCCATCAACCGAGCCAGCATCAGAACCTGACTCCGCACCAGTGATGGAAGGCACGGGTGGCTATGTTAATTATTATCTCCGTCAAATAGGGTGTCCAGCTTGCTTTGGAGAATCACAAGAACTTCTTGTCGAGTTTAAGACGAGATTCCACGAACCCACTTCTGATTCACATACAAGCTGGATACCCCCCATCGGCTCTTGCACAAATCAATTGCTCATAACAGTTCCATCAACAAACCCGATTGATGTTGGCCAGCAAGTAAATGTTGTCGGCCCTATTCATTCTTTTGTTGCTACACAATCAGAATTTGGAGAACACTATGCCTATCTTTATGAAACACAATACGATAGAAACGCTATCCATGATGTATCACTTGGGAACTATACCGAGTCCTTTTCCTTCACCTCAATTGAGGGATTTGATTTTATCGAGCCCTATACTATGTTTTATGTGGATCCATCATATGCTTATGCAGCACCAATTTTAAAGAGCGGGATGACCTTCACTTGGGCCCCATACGGCTCAAGCGGAGTATTTATGGTTACACTAGCAATTTATAATCAACAAGGAACACAGTTGCTGGGTTATGCTGCTTGTGTTGGGCCTGACCAAGGATTTTTGACCTTTCCCGGCTCTTATCTTGCACAATATCCATCATATAGTTTGGTAGCCATCCATTTGGCGAGACACGAAGTTAATATGGTTGCGTTCTACCCTTTGGAATCATATATTGAGACCCATATGGAATGGGAAGTCATCGGAACAGGTTTTTTGCAATAAATTAAACTTTTTACTTGACAATATTATAATACATGTTATTATATGAAAGCACAATCAAGTGCTAATGTGGAGTTAAAATGAAAAATAATTATTCGTGGATTAAAAATGGAGCAAAGGATTTTATGATGATAATGGGATATTTTCTCATCGTATCATTAATACTTATCGGAGCTTGCTCGCTTGCTATCGTCTTGGGTCTTAATCCTGCCGTGGGGGTAGGGTTTGTTATGTTGGGTGCTCTTTTCGGTATGTCCATGTATGGTGCCTATGAAGATCAACAACGCAATCAACAATCAGAATAATCAACATAGGAGTAATAAATGAAACGATTATTTTATTCAGCCGCTTTGGTTTTGTCCATGACGGCATGTGGAGGCAAACAAGCCCCCGCAGTATCTAAAGAAATGTCCTCTCAAATGCCCAGTTGGGCGATGACCCCACCAGCAGGTTGTGCGGTGGGTTCATATAAACACAAAGGCAATATCGCCATGGCTAAACAATCAGCAACCGCTCGCGGAAGAGATGAGTTGGGCCGCCAACTTGAAGTCAAGGTCAAGTCGATGATTAAAGATTACATCGAAGAAGGCGAGACAAACGGGAAGGACTTCACAGAAGAACTAACCACATCGGTCTCAAAGCAAGTTGCCTCTATGTCGTTGTCTGGTACGGTAGCCAAGAGAAGCGACATACAGAATGGTCATTACTTTACACTTGTGTGTTTAGACATTAAAACATTCTCGGACACTTTTGACAAGATGAACGAGTTGAGTGACAAAGCCCGAAGGGGCCTCCGTCATCGAGCATCTCATGCTTTCCGTGATCTAGATGCCGAAGTGGATAGTTTAGAAAGATAAATGTTTTTATAGTAAAACACTTTAGCCCCGAAAGGGGCTTTTTTATTATCTAAATTCTATTTATAGCATGGAAATCACAAACGAAGATATTATTAATATAATAGAAGAAGAAATCACCGCTGTTCTTGATGAGAAAACCGATTATTCAAAAGAAAAAGAATCAGGGTTGCATGGCTGGTTCTCCCGCCAAGGCGGCAAAGGAAAATCAAAGGGATGGGTTGATTGCAATACATGTCGTAAAGATAAGAAGACAGGCAGAAAGAAGTGTAAATCCTGTGGACGCAAAGATGGTGAAAAGAGATCGAAGTACCCATCATGTCGCCCAACACCATCTGCTTGTGGTACAAAAGGTAAAGGTAAAAAATGGGGCAAAAAGAAATGAAACTTACAACCGAAGAAATTAATAAAATTATTGAAGAAGAAATCACTGCTGTCTTATCAGAAGAAGATGATCGCTGTACTCGCATAGCTAAACGAAAATATGATGTATGGCCATCTGCTTATGCCTCTGGTGCTCTTGTTAAGTGCCGCAAGGTTGGAGCTGCCAACTGGGGTAACTCAAAGAAAGAAGGTTTAGACGAAGAGTTTAAGCCACACGACATGTACGATCCGGAGACTGGCGAGAAGCACGATGCCGAAGTTGAAGCCGATCATGTTGATATGGCAGGCAAGGGCTTTGTTCATGTTGACCCCAAGAAGATTGAAAAGATTCTTCGTGATGAAGGTGGAGCCGCTGGAATGGATCCGTTCCTGAAAGAGTTTGGCGATGATATGGAGGAAGAAATCCTAAAAGCAT